GGAAGTTACGATTAAAAGTTGTTGAATCATTAAAACAAGCGCCATCAGAACCCGTGCCAGAACCCGTGCCAGAACCCGCAGCAGAACCCGCAGCAGAACCCGTGCCAGAACCCGCAGCAGAACCCGCAGTAGAACCCGTGCCATCAGAACCCGCAGCAGAACCCGTGCCATCAGAACCCGTGCCATCAGAACCCGCAGCAGAATCTCAAGAAAATAAAGAATTAATTACAGATGACTTTGATTTTCTTTACCCTACATTAGATGATCCTAATTTCAATGTCAAATTGGCACAACATAAAGAATTCAATGATACAAAATATGATGGCACAATTTATGATTTCAAAACCCAAGCAGATATATTATGTAACTCAGAATTTGAATTAATGCCCCATCAAATTTTTGTAAAAAATTTTCTTTCTACTCATACCCCTTATAATAGTTTACTTATGTATGCTGGATTAGGTACAGGTAAAACATGTGCAGCTATAGGTGTTGCCGAAGAAACTAGACTTAGTATGAAACAAACTGGTAAAAAAAAAGCAATTTTAATTATTGCTTCCCCTAATGTACAAGACAATTTTAGATTACAACTTTTTGATGAAACTAAATTAAAAAATGAAAATGGTTTATGGACAATCTCATCTTGTGTTGGAAACGCATTACTTTCTGAAATCAATCCTACTTATTTGAAAAATAACACAAAAGAACGTATTATTAATCAAGTCAAAGCAATTATCAAAGAACATTATATTTTTATGGGATATACACAATTTGCCAATTTTATCAATGATTCTACTGAAATAAAAGGTGTTGGGTATACCAAAGAAGAAAAATTACGTATCAAACAAAAAAAAATACAAACTGTTTTCAACGATCGATTAATTATTATTGATGAAGTACATAATATTCGTATTACAAATGAAAACAAAAATAAGAGAACAGCGGAATTACTTATGAAAGTAGCAAAATATGCTAATAATATGAGATTATTATTACTTTCTGCAACACCAATGTATAATTCACATGAAGAAATTATTTGGTTGACAAATTTGATGAATATAAATGATAAACGTGATGAAATAAAAATTTCAGATGTTTTTGATAAATATGGCAATTTTCGTATTAAAGATGAAAAATATCCAGAAGATGGCCGTAGTTTATTAATACGTAAATTGACAGGATATGTATCATATGTACGTGGAGAAAATCCATATTCTTTTCCTTTTCGTATTTATCCTGATGATTCAAATTTTTCTAAATTTCCACACCCAACATTTCAAATGACTGGTAAACCAATTGATCCAAATAAAAAAATAGAACATTTACCACTTTATTTAACTACAATTCAAGATTGTCAAAAAAATGGCTATAATTTAATAATACAAACATTACAAAATAAAATATCTGAAAAAGCTTCATTATCCGCACAATCAAATATATTTGAATTAGCAAATGATGATTCTACTATTATACAAATGGATTCTTTTGGATATAATACTCTTCAGGCACCATTAGAAGCATTAAATATTGTTTATCCCCATTCGGATTTGGAGAACCAAATATCCACTGATGCTGCCGTTTCTTTGATTCCTACTATTATTGGTTCTCAAGGATTAAGAAATATAATGTCATTCAAAGAATCTTTCAATGAAAAACAAATGAATCATAGTTATGAATATAAATCTACAAATTATGGTCGGATTTTTTCACCAGAAAATCTTCATAAATATAGCGCAAAAATGAAAACGATTTGTGAAAAAATTCATGAATCTGAAGGTATAGTTCTCATTTTCTCACAATGGATTGATGCAGGATTAGTACCAATGGCATTAGCATTAGAAGAAATGGGATTTACACGTGCAGGAACGGAAACATACACAAAATCTCTTTTAAAAACACCTCCTGAATTAATAGATTCACTTACAATGAAAACTAAAAAAGATTTACCTATAGGTTCAAAATTCAAACCAGCAAAATATATGATGATTACAGGAGATATTTCTTTTTCACCAAACAACGATTCAGATATTAAATTTTTTAATCAACCTGATAATAGTATGGGTGAAATAGTAAAAGTAGTTTTAATTTCAAAAGCTGCTGGTGAAGGTGTAGATTTTAAAAATATTCGCCAAATTCATGTTATGGAACCATGGTACAATATGAATCGTATTGAACAAATTATTGGTCGTGGTGTGCGTAACTTAAGTCATTGTCGTCTTCCATTTGAAAAACGTAATGTAGAAATTTATTTACATGGCACAATTTTGGAAGATAAATCCGAATCTGCTGATCTTTATGTATATCGTTTGGCAGAAAAAAAATCCATAAAAATAGGTGCCGTTTCACGTGTATTAAAAGAAACCGCCATAGATTGTATTTTGAATATTGGACAAACTAATTATACATTAGAAAATTTTGAAAAAGCTATGGAAAATCCAATTGTTTCTATCACAACATCTACACGAAAACAATTAGAATACAAAGTAGGCGATCGTCCATTTACAGAAATATGTGATTATATGAATAACTGTAATTTTACTTGTTCCCCACAAGCAGGACCTGAAAATATTATTGAAACTACATATAATGAAGATTTTTTACAAGGTAATCGATCACGTATTTTAAAACGTATTCGTGATCTTTTTGTTGATATACCAAATACGAATAAACGTGGTAGATTTTTCTTTCGTGAAGATGAATTAATATCCGCAATTAATATCGTAAAACAGTATCCTATTCAACAAATTTATGATGCGCTCACATTTTTAATTGAAAATAAAAATGAATTTTTGCTTGATCGTTATGGTAGATTAGGACATTTGATTAATAAAGGACAATATTATTTTTTTCAACCTATTGAAATTACAGATGAAAACGCAACTATATATGATAGAGAACGCCCTGTTGATTATAAATCTCGTAGTTTACTCGTTGAATTACCTGATAAATTTAATGATATGGTTGATCTTGATATGGTTGATCTTGATATTGTTGATCTTGATATTAATGACGTTAATGATTCTGGTATTGTTACTGATGCCATAGATGAAAACATAAAAACTACCGATCAAGATGAAGAAAAACAAAAAAAAATATCAAATAAAACATTGAATGAAAAAACACAGAAATTATGGTCGGATATTCAAGAAAATTATCGAATCGCATTTTTTGAAGATGGTAAAATAACAATAGGAGAACGTAATTGGTATAAAAATCATAGTATTGTAATGGATTATTTAATAGAAAATCATGAATTCACTTTGGACGAATTGAAACATTTAGTGGTTGAACATATATTAGATGAATTATCCTTTGAAAAAAAAATATTACTATTAAATTATATTTATCAATCTTCATGGAAACCAATCGAGAACTCTGATTATTTAATAAAACAGTATTTTGATAATCGTATGATTATAGCTAATAATGGAACAATGGGATTAACATTATCTGATGATAATAAAACTACACAAATATATGTTCAAAAACGTACTTGGCAAAAAGCCGATTTTTCAGAAGCAAATATTTTGATACGTTCTCTCGAATATAGTGATAAAAATATTTTTAATAAAGATCGATTGAATACAGTTATTGGATTTATGGATTGGGTTGATAATCAAAATGAATATGTATTCAAAATCAGAGATTTAACAGATTCCGTAAATAAACGTGGTGCACGTGTTAATCAAGCATTAACTAAAGATATTTTAACAAAAATTAATCAGGTATTAGGTAAACCCGTTTATACTACTGATAATATTAAAAAGATATTTGGTGAAGGTAAAAATAGATTGGTTATAGTATTGGAATTATTTATTCGAAAATTTCAAAATGAAAATACAAATGGTAAAATTTGGTTTTTAAATTATGAACAGGTTCTCATTAATGGAATTATGAAATATACCAAAGATAAAAATTGAAATCAAAACATTATATAAATATATAATAATAATACTACTATATATTTAGAACTAACATGATGAATAGAAAGAACCGACCAGATAATAAAGGTGAACGTTTAAAAGGAAAAGAAATAGAAAAAGGAAAAGTATATGGTGTCTATATTGATTCTATGCTTACAAAAAAAGTAATTTTATCAATAGTAGAAATTGGTAAAAATATAAAAGAAAATATACATAAAAAATTGACTAATCAAATGGAAGGAAAATGTATCGAAGAAGGTTTTATACGTCCTACTTCTATTCAAATTATTAATTATTCTTCTGGAGTTATTAACACAGAAAATATTGAATTTCAAGTAGTATTTTCTTGTAAAATATGTCACCCTGTTGAAGGAATGATTATTGAATGTCAAACGAAAACAATTACCAAAGCTGGTATTCATGCTGAAGTATTAGATGGTCAAATTATACCTGTAACTATTTTTGTAGCACGTGATCATCATAATATGGATCGTTATTTTCAATCAATAAAAGAAAATACTACTATACATGTAAAAGTCATTGGTATCCGTTATGAATTAAATGATCCATATATTTGTGTTATTGGTAAATTGACAGATAGATCATTCATAGAAAAATCTAGACAATCTACTACAAAACCACGTATACAAATAGGTGGACTTTTACAAAATAATGATGATAGTGGTGGTAGTGCTAATACTGCTAATACTGCTAATACTGCTAATACTGCTAATAGTGATGATAGTGGTAGTGATGATAGTGGTAGTGATGATAGTGGTAGTGATGATGGTACTAGTGTGTCATAGCACTCATAATAGACAATACAATAATATATTTTTAATAAAAAAATATAAAATGATTCTAATACACATTGTAAATGACTGATAATTATAATAATAATTTTTTGAAATTAGAAGAAATGAAACATACTATAGAAAATATGACAAAAAATCATCAAATTGAAATTTTAAAAATTCTAAAAAAATACTCTTCTGTAAAAATTAATCAAAATAAAAGTGGTATTTTTATTAATCTTTCTTTTTTACCACAATCATGTTTAGAAGAAATACATAATTACTTGGTATATGTTCACGATCAAGAAAACATACTTTTACCATTGGAATGTCAAAAAAATGAATACAAAAATGAATTTTTTTCTGAAAACCATCTAGAAACGGTATAATAAATACTATATTTATGAAAAAATTTTCTATAATAGCAGCATTTCGTAAAAAAGATCGCGGTATTGGTTACAATAATACTATACCATGGAATAAACCAAATGATCTTGCGTTTTTTCGTAAAGAAACCACAAAAGATTGTAAATATGGAGAAAAAAATATGGTTATTATGGGAAGAAATACTTTTGAAAGTTTACATTGTAAATCTTTGAAAAATCGTGTAAATGTAGTAATTACTTCCCAACCATTATTATGGAAAATGAAAGAATATACTGATGTTTATTTCGTTTCATCTTTACATGAAGCACTTACATTAGAAATACATGATTGTATTATCAAAAAATGTTTTGTTATTGGTGGAGAACAAGTATATTTCGAAGCTATACATCATGAAAACTGTGATGAACTTATTATAAGTCTTATCTGTGATTCTCAAGATAATGATATTATTTGTGATCGTTTTTTTCCACCTATCAATTATGATTTATATTTTTGTAAAGAATATATTGACTCTGAAAATGATGTAATGATTGTACGATATAATAAAAAACAATTATAAAGTATTTAAAGTTATATTTATGTATATAATAGAAAACATCGAAATAGAAAAGAAGATATGACTTTTTTTCATCAAATTTTTTTTCCAAATAATAAATTTGATGATCCTTCACAATTAATGGTTTTGGAACCATATATATTCAAAAAATGGATTGAACATAAAAATATTACTCATATTCCATTACAAGAAACGATTCAATCCAAACCATCATTTGTATTGGAAAGTGAAATCTTCAATGATTCAAAACCAATAACAAATATTGTCATTTCTAAAGAAATCAAATCATCGTATCTTCCAAAACGAACAGACAATCTTTTTTGGTGTATTTATATTGGGTTATATAGTTTTAAAACATACGAACGAATCGCACATCATTATGGTAATATTGAAATTGAAGAAAAACAAAAAATGATGGAATATATGAAAAAATCCCCGACATCTGTAAAAAATGGAAATAAAAAAATAACAAAAATATTATTTCAAGAAATTATGTCAGATTTTATGACGAATAAACGTATTACAATGGACATGTTAATAATGTATACCATTTATTTGAACAAACGATTTTTAATTGTTAATGTAGACAAACAAACTTTACCAGACAGAATGTACATGGAATTTGGTGATAGTTCAAATGAAACATTTGTCCTTTATAAGTGTGGTAAAAACGATTATAGTATTGAACTTTCACAAGGTGAAGAACTTGACAACAAAATAAAAAAAATTTCTACTACTCTATTTCGATTTGATAATTTCGATTTACCTCTTAAAGCAATTTCTAATTATAAATTGGAAGAATTAAACTCTATGTCAGCACCATTAAATATTCTTTGGGAATCGGGTAAAAAATACAAAAAACCAGATGTTTATGCGAAAATTTTAGAAACAACATCTACAATGTTATAAATCCTTGAAATTTTATTAGCATTTCATGTAATAGTCTCAATAAATTTTATTATTACTCTCTATAATAATAAAATTGAATCTAAAATAACAATATAATGTTTTATTATTATATATTGTATACCATTTAATTAATAATATTATGAATATAGATACGAATACCGATACTGCTAAGAATACAGATACAGATACGGACAATAAGACAACCGATGAAAATCAGGATCGTTCAAAAACTATATCTAAAATTCAAGCGAAAGGACAACTTGAAACATTATTGTCCGCTTATTTAGCAAGTAATCCTATACAAAGAACAGATCGTAAAGTAAATGAAGTGGAAATTCGATTCAATTCTAATACTAGAAAATACAAACCATTATCTAAGATTGATTATGATAACGTAGTAAAACATTTATATTCTTTTGGTTTCAAAACAGACTTACCAGAAGGGTTTCATAGTTTACGTATTTTTCATGAATATATGGATAGTCGTGGTAAAATGTCTATGTCAAATATACGTGCTGAAATTGTTGGCTTAGATCTTATACAAGAATATTGTCGCACAAATAGTATTCAAAAGTTATTGGATATGCCTTCAACCACTTATGATAAAATTAAATTTACACAAAAAACATTACCCGAATATAAAGGTGAAAAAATTAAACCCGTTCTGTTTGACGATTTCAATCTTAAAATTTCTTATCAATTAGAACAAAATTCTACAGCAAGATCCGATTTTATTCGAAATATTTTGGATAAATGGACCGAAAAAATGAAATCTTTTCGTTACTTAAATCGTGTAAGATTTTCACACCCCGATCTCCCAATATTCGCAGATATTAGTATTGTAAGAAGTTCTCGTTCCAATCGTGGTGAATTTATAAAAACATATGATGTTCAAGATTCTGGTGTATTTCAAGGTTTGGAAACATATGAAATTGAAATGGAGATCGATAATACACGTGTTGGAACTGCTACACAATGGAATACGGTTACAAAATTAGTTGATTTAATTCGTAAAACCATTCGTATTGTTCTTTCTGGACTTCAAGGAACCGCTTATCCTATTTCTTATATAGAACGAGATGATATCCTTTTTGAATATATGAAAATAATTCGTGGAGATGAATATCAACAGGGTCGTGTACAAAATCGCGATTTTATCGGACCTTCTTCTGTTACTTTACAAGTTGAAAATATTGTAGAAAATTATCAAAATTCATTGACCCCAAACATTCGAAATCATTATACAGTTACAGATAAAGCTGATGGTGAACGTAAATTATTGTTTGTAAATTCCAAAGGATCCATATATATGATTGATACAAATATGAATGTTATTTTTACAGGTTCTAAAACCATAAATAAAAATTTGTTTGATAGTATTGTTGATGGTGAATTTATCAAATATGATAAGATGGGTGAATCAATACAACTTTATGCCGCATTTGACATTTATTTTGTCCACAAAAAAAGCACACGGGAATATGCTTTTTCGAAAACAGGTGAAGAACCTGTTTTAGATCTTGAAGATACTCCAGTTCTAGAAGATGCTTTCTTAGATGATAAAAATCCATTGCAAAAATCAAATACATCTATTTCTGAAATACGTGATAAAAAAGATAAAAAAAAAGATAGCGAAAATCAAATACATAAAGGTAATGAAAATGTTATTCGATATCGATTAGCACTTTTACAACAATTTATTAGTCGTTTAAATCCAATTTCTATTCTTGTTGGCAAAAAACACGGAGATGAGGAAAATAAAGCATGTGACTTTAAAATCAAATGTAAAACATTTTGTATGACATCACCCAGTGTAACGATTTTTCAAGCTTGTTCTAAAATTATTTCAGATATTGATGATGGTATATACTCTTATAATACAGATGGACTTATTTTTACACCATCAAATACAGGTGTTGGTGTAGATAAAGTGGGTTCTGCTGCGAAATTACAAAAAATTTCTTGGGAACGATCCTTCAAATGGAAACCCCCTCATTTTAATACAATTGATTTCTTAGTTTCTATTAAAAAAGATAAACATGGTAAAGATGAAATTCATCATATTTTTCAAGATGGTAAAAATGTAGAAGGTTTACAAAATTTCGTTCAATATAAAATATTAGAATTACGATGTGGTTTCAATGAAAAAACAGATGGATTTCTTCAACCATTCCAAGATTTGGTAAATGGAAAATTACCTACTTTTGGTGATAATGATAATACATCACTATATAAACCTGTGAAATTTATTCCAACCAATCCATATGACCCAAATGCCTGTTATACCAATATTTTATTACGTGAAGATAAAAATCAAAATTTGGCCCTTTATAGTGAAGAAGGTGAATATTTTGAAGATCATATGATTGTAGAATTCAGTTATCAACCTCAAAATGCTAGTGGTTGGAGATGGATACCTCTTCGTGTACGTTATGATAAAACAACTGAATTACGTAATGGTTTAAATAATTTTGGTAATGCTTATCATGTAGCAAATACGAATTGGCAATCTATCCATCGACCTGTTACAAAAAAAATGATTACAGAAGGAACAGAAATTCCTGAAATGATTGATATTTCTGATGAAGGTGATGGAGAAGGAGCAGCTGGAGAAGGAGTATACTATAATCGTTCAAATAGTTTAAATCTAGAAACAGGTAATGAAAAACGTACTGCTGGTTTGCGTGATTTTCATAATTTATATGTAAAAAAAAATTTGATTTTAGCAGTTTCCCATCGTAAAGATACATTAATTGATTATGCTGTAGGAAAAGCTGGTGATTTATCTAAATGGATCAAAGCAGAATTATCATTTGTTTTTGGTATTGATATTTCTGTTCCAAATATTCATAATAGATTAGATGGTGCATGTGCCCGTTATTTAAAATTATGTCGAAAAGTTAAACCAATACCGAATGCCCTTTTTGTAAATGGAACAACTGCACAACTTATTCGTAATGGAGATGCTTTTACCACTCCTAAAGATAAAGCAATCGCTGATGCTATCTTCGGTAATGGACCAAAAGATGCCAAATTATTAGGCGATGGTGTATATAAACAATATGGTATAGCTCAAGATGGATTTAATATAAGTTCTTGCCAATTTGCTCTTCATTATTTTTGGGAAAATAAAGCTACTCTTCATCGATTTTTGAGAAATTTGGCGGAATGCACTCGTTTAAATGGATATTTTATTGGCACTTGTTATGATGGTGAAACTGTTTTCAAATTATTAAAAAATAAAAATGAAGATGAATCTATGGTTATATTCGATGGAAATCGTAAAATGTTTGAATTAACTAAAAAATATTCACATTCTGGATTTGTTCCAGACGATACTAGTATTGGTTATCCTATAAATGTATATCAAGAAACCATTAATAAAACTTTTCGAGAATATTTGGTAAATTTTGATTATTTTGTCACTGCTATCAGTGATTATGGATTCATTTTAGTAGACGATAATACAGCAAAAAAAATGGGATTACCTTCTGGAACTGGATTGTTTCATGAAATGTTCAACCATATGACATCTGAAATAAAACGAAACCCAAATATTGCCAGTGAATACGGAACGGCTTCAACTATGTCTGTTGATGAAAAACGTATTTCATTTTTAAATCGTTATTTTGTATTCCGTAAAGCAACTCGAGTAAATGCTGAAAAGATTTTTAAATTACATATGAAACACAATATTGAATTGCCTGTTTTATCTGAAATTGAAAATAAAATTCTTGAACAATCTCAGAGAACAAGTTCTCAAAAAATCAAAATCAAACCATCAAAAGGAAAACGTATTACTATTTTGCTTCCTACAAATGAATCAAGTAGTGTATCTTTAGAAAAAAATGACGAAAAAGAAGACGACAAAATGTCTTCTGAAACCATTCCAGTTTCCCCACCTACAAAATCTGCTATTGAAATGCCAAATAAATTCTCTATAAAGATTAAGAAACCGACCAAAAATAAATAATGAGTCCATCTTGTCCATTTCCAAGTTTAGTTAAATACAATAAAATTTTTGGAGAACCTGGTTCTCGAAAAGGCATGCGTAAATACCGTTTTTTTGGTATTGCTATTTTTGATACAGTTATAGTTATTATTTTCGCCTATATTTTTTCATTATTCAATGGATACTCTTTTTGGATAAATATGTTAGCATTGTTCATTTTAGGAATTATAATACATCGAATGTTTTGTGTTAGAAGCACTATAGATAAATTTTTGTTTCCATAAAGCAATATAAACCTTAGTTTTGCTATTATATATCTTATTCAATTGTTTGTATAACATATATGTTGTATTTTTTGCTACCTAATGTAAATATATTTCTTTACAAATCAATAGATTGTATATTCTCTGATAAAACTTCTGATATTTTTATTTCTAATTCTCTTTCAAATTATTTATATGAAATTAAAAATAAAATTAAAGGATTTGAACAAGAATGGGATTTTTTTAAAAAATATACAAATCCATATGAATTTATTAACACTTTAATTCCTGGAAAAAATAAATGTGTTTCTAAATATAAACCTTTATCACGATCTTATTTCAAAATGATTGAAATTTTAAAATTTTTCTTTTTTCATCATTATAATACTGATATTTCACATGATTATGATAATAAATTACATTTTACACAATTACTTTTTCCTGAAAACCCAGTTATTCGTACATTTCATCTTGCAGAAGGCCCTGGTGGTTTCATTGAAGCAATTGTGAATTTACGAAAAAATAAAAATGATATTTATGTTGGTATGACAATTCTAGACGATACTTCTACATCTAATCCAAACAATAATTCAAATATTCCCGCTTGGAAAAAAAGTGATCATTTTATTCGCTCTAATCCAAACGTACATATTGAAGTTGGTTCAGATGGTACTGGAAATATTTTATCTTTAGATAATTTTATTAAATGTCGAGAACTTTATGGATCTTCTATGGATTTTATTACTGCTGATGGCGGATTCGATTTTTCATCTGATTTTAACCAACAAGAGTCAAATATTTCGTCTTTATTATTTGCACAAATATCTTATGCCATTTGTTTACAAAAACAAGGTGGACACTTTGTCTTAAAAATATTTGATATATTCATGGAACACACATTGGATATTTTGTACATTTTGTCATCCGTATATAAAAAAGTATATATTACAAAACCACAAACAAGTAGATATGCTAACTCTGAAAAATATTTAGTCTGTAAAGATTTCATCTACTCAAATGATTTCCATATTTTTCCATATATTAAATCCGCTTTTGAAAAAATGATACTAAATATACAAAATAAAAATCATATTTCACGATTTTTGAATAATTTAAATATTTCATCTTATTTTTTATATAGAATTGAAGAATACAATGCTATTTTTGGTCAACAACAAATTGAAAATATTTATCAAACAATCATATTAATTGAAACAAAAAATAAACGTATTATTCGTTATTTAGATGATCAAAAAATAAACAATCAAGAAACAAATAATTCTGAAATTACAAATTCTTTAATAACAACAGAATCTAAAAAAAATATTGATTATTCTATAAAATACAAAAATATTGATAATAATGGAAAACTTGAAAATTTAGTAAAAATACATTTACAAAAATGTATTCAATGGTGTATTGACAACGATGTTTCATATTATCATTTTTAACCACTTTAACCATTTCGCATATTACGCATACTACGATTAATAATACAACATTTTTCTGTATTATTTTTTGAAATTATTGGAGTTTTTATAATTGGAAATCCTATACGATCTTTTAATGTATATCCTGGACTAGGGACACCATATGCTAAAGCATTTGCTACTTGATTACCATATATTACACCTAATTTATTCGCACCATTTGTAATAGTATTGTACTTTTTTCTAGCAATCAAACTACTACCCGATACTGCTCCTTGACAAGCAAATTCACTATTATTTGGTTTGTAATAAATAGGCACATAATTACGTTTCAAACTAGGTGAATCTGTACTAAAAATTGTTTGATCTGTACTATTATTTCCTGTTGAAGGATAAGTATCCGCGGAAAATCCAAGTCCTGATTGAAATATTGAGTTTTCAGGTATTATTACTTGTGGATTAAATGGACTAGTCGGAACTGACCATATTTGTGATTGGAAATTTGGATAAATATATTCTGAATCAGGTAAAAATGTAGTTCTACTAATAGAAGTAGAAGTCAATATAATTTTATTTAAATTTCCATTATAACTAAAATTCAAAAAGAAAAAAGGAGTATTTGTTATCTTTATTATCATATAATGATAATTTTGTAACATTGCACTATTCAATATATTATTAAATTCATCAATACTATATAATCCAACTGGAATAGTTACAGTAAATTGATTTGTCGTATTGTTAAAAATATTACTACCATTTGTCAACCATGTATAATGATAAATTATTGGTGTTGTAACATTGAATTTTGGACAATTGTTATAACCATTCGCTGAATAAATATTATCGATGGCGCCTAAAGTTCCCGGTCTTGCCGTTGAATCACCTTGGCGAATATGAAAATATTGATTTTGTTGAAATGTTCGATTACGACTTGTTAAATATTGATTCGTATCTGTAAAATAATTCGCACTTACATTATTATATTTCAAACGTACCATACCTGCACTTCTTACACGTCGTTTCGCGTTTTGCTCAGGTGATTGAAAAGCTTGACAACTTTGTTCCCCATATTTTGAATTAGGATGTTGACAAGAATTACTATCATAATTACTATTTATCTTATCCAAAGTTAAAGCTAAACCATTTTTTGTATTATATGATGTAACACTTGTTTGTCCCGGATTGTCAAATTGTCCTATTAATGACGTTCTCGGATTACAATTCACAACAGTATTTGCTATTTCACGACGATATAATTTTAATGGTAGTGCATTCATCAAAAGTCTTGGAAAAAGAATACTATCTTTTGTGTATGTATTGTATTTTATTCCCGATGCTAATTCTTGATATGAAATTCCTTTCCATTTCAAATTAGATGATAATAAATTATTTCTAAATACATCAGGTGATGCCATTTTAATACTGATATATAATATATATATTATATTGAATTTTTTATTCTTATATTAAACTGAAATAAATGCTTCCATTATTATTATTATAACTTATAATTTATGGATCACATAAATTCTATTGAAACGAATGAATCATCAGAAATTAAATCACCTATCATTTGTAATCATCATCTTTCAAGACGTCCTATTACAAGTCTTCAACTCTATAAAGATGATGATAAAAATATAGCAAATATTGTTTATGAATTATCACAATTCTATGTTCAAAATATTTTTATTTTAGAAAATAAAAAAAATATTATTATGGATGGTAAATTTACCAAAATAATATATTCTGATAATTTTTTTGTATGTCATGGTATCTTTTTATTAGTTGATTTGTTTTTGGACGGAATTATAGACAATAATATTAAACCATTGAAAAATTCAAATATTCCATTTGAATTTGTCGACGGACAAATATCACCAATCTTTTGTAATAACTCACTTAAAAAACCCCCTATTACAAATCTTCAACAGTATAAACATGAAAATTGTGAAAAACAATATACAAGAATTTTAACACGTGATCGTGATAAAGATTTTAGAGATTTTGATAATAATTGTAAAGGCCATTTCAATAATGGCGGGTCTAAATTTTTTGTTAAATTACAACCAAAAATAGAGTTTAATGAAAAAACAGTGAATCGATTGATTAATATTGAACATTCCATATTAGAATTTTATAAAAATATTTATCACTGCACAAAACGATCTATGCCTATTTTGAAAAATCAATTATTAAATGGATTAATCAAAATTCACCAAAAAAATGAAATAATATATAGTATGAATTTCTCTCTTCCAAAACGTTTTGTACTAAAAATATCGGGTATATGGGAAGACTCTGATAGTATCGGTTTGACTTATCGTTTTATCTATGATTATACTGTTGAATCTGTAAAACTTCCAACAAAATCTACGACTAACAACTAATGACTAACGACTAACGACTAACGACTAACAGTTTATCAATTCAAATGTCCGTTCTACTAAAACATCATATTCATTCTTGGTCTACGACGTGTATTATTCATTAATCCTTTTGACAATACTGATTTGAAAGGAACCGAGCCATTTCGTAAATCATATACTGTTTTTGTTGTTGTATTTTCTTCACGTGAAGTATAGAAATAAACGACATTTACAAATCCAGTATTTTCATCAATATATTGTTGAATATTTGATATTGAATTAATACCTTCATTTGTATTTGATCGAAAAATATCATAGTCAGTACGATTTATATTACGTGTAACACCTTCTGAAAAATGAAGTATATCTGGACTTAAAATAGGATAAAATTGATCACGTGAAATTTTTATCCCCGCTTTCAATACTCGCGATTGTAACATATTATCTTCAAATCCCCACGCCCAAAAATTTGGAAATCCATTTATTTTTTCGAAATCACCAGCATTTATAGATACAATTCCACCTAGTGTAAATGTAAATCCATAAAAATGTTTTACAATTCCCGGTGTTGTATAATAATTCAAAAAATTTTTTGTATATGGCATTGTATCAATATCATTAAATACTAATGTAATGTTTTTGTAATCATTTGGATACATATCTTTTACAGTAATAAATCCTATGTTTTTCATAGCACCACGATTGAACTCACGGTTATCTTGTTGATGAATATATAATATACGATATGAATTCAAAGGAAAATCTTCTAAAATTGTAGTCATATGTTTTGAATAGAAAGCATGTTGTTGTTTTCTATTACGGTATGGAACGATAAAAACAATGTTTGGTGTTTGTGGTACTTCATTCTCAACAGAAAAATGAATATTTTCCGTTTGTGGTTTTGCAATATTATTATCTTCTGTTGGCTTGGGTACGGGTTCTTCTGTTGGCTTGGGTGCGGGTTCTTCTGTTGGCTTGGGTGCGGGTTCTGGTGTGGGTTCTGGTGTGGGTTCTGGTGTGGGTTCTGGTGTGGGTTCTGGTGTGGGTTCTGGTGTGGGTTCTTCAGTGGTCTCGGGTGCGGGTTCTTCAGTGGTCTCGGGTGCAGGTTCTTCTGTTGGCTCGGGCGCGGGTTCTTCTGTGGTCTCGGGTGCAGGTTCTTCTGTTG